ACATTCCACCAGTATTATTTGAACTATCACTTTGATCCCAAATAATTAAATAATTTCTTTGAACTTTAATATCTTCTGGAGCAAAATAAAATTGACCAGGTGTAAAAGGTCCAAACTCATGTGCTTCTTCTCCAAACTCGATATAAAATATACCAGTAGGGAATGTTCTAGGAATACCTTGAACTCTAAATTGGAATCCATTAGCACCTAAACAAACATCATTCTCTTGGAAAGGAACACCAGTAAGAGTTCTTAAATATATTTTTGTTGGATTACCTAAATTATCTTTAACAATTTTTGCTACTTCACCTTTAGCAGTAGATGTAATACAATCTACGATTCTACCTACTTCAACTGAACCTATAGTTTGATCTAAAGTTCCTAATTCTATTAGAACATTGTCATGTTCTGTTTTAACTTGCCAAGTAAACTGTCTTATTCTACCCCAATCAAATACACCATTATCTAAGTTCCATTCAGTTCTAAGTTTATTTGTTTGATAATAATAAACTTGATTATCAAGTACTGCATCATATGCATTATTATTTTTAATATAAGGATATTTTACAGCATCAATAGTAAATCCTGGTGGTGGATTTCCATCTTGTCCCCACTCAGGAGTATGAAGCAAAACACCATTTGCCATAATGCCTGTTGCTTTATCACCTTGATATTGTCTATTAGCAGCATCTGGATGAGGAACATCTTTACCACCTCTATAGATAAAAGTCTGATCAAAAGATCTATCAAGAACTGTAGTAGAACCACCTGGTTCCCTTTCAGCAAATATATGCTGTGAAGGTTTAGGATGATTATCAGATACTATCCTAAGTCTATCACTTGTAAAAGATGATGTAGTAGGACTATTAGGATGAGATTGAAATATTCTTCTTATATCAAATGACGTTACAACATTAGGAGTTTCTTGTTCTGGAATTATCTGTAATCTTAATGGATCATATCCTCTACCTCTACTCAGAACTCTAACGTGTATAATTTTTCCTGAGTCAGGATCAATAATAGGATATAATAATGCTTCTACATCAGGAGTTCCACAACCAGTTATAGTCAAACGAGGAGGATCAGATACAGAGTATCCACTCCCACCATCTGTGACTTCTACCGCACGAACACCAAAAATCTCATCGAAAATTGGTTCAATGACAGCACCAGAACCAGGAACTGTTCTTGCCATTTACTATACCGCTACGTTGATTGTTCCATTCATAGCAGAATGGAGTGTACATTGATAATAAAGAGTTGCAGGAGCATCCAATGGAACTGTCCAATAAAGAATATTGGATCCACTACCTGACTGACCTGCCACATATGGAGTTCCAGTTAAACCTTGTGTGCTTTGAATTCTAAATGGATGAGCACCACCTTGAACTGAGTTATCAAAGATATAAGTAAATCCTCTATAAACATAAAGAGTTGGGTCATTTACAGCACCAGTAAAACCAGGACCAGAGAAGGTGTAATCAGATGCACCACTAGAGTTTAAGTTCCACCAAATAACTGGACTTCTAGATACAACCCAGTCAGTATTATTCCAATAAATTGCATCACCTTTAACTATTCCTGATAGATCAGTATCAGTTAGAGCAGCAAATGTTGTTACAGGAGTTCCAGTATAATTAATCGTTACTGTATCACCAGTAATAGCAGTTGCAATATCTGTTCCACCAGTGAATGTTAAAGAATCAGTTGCAGAATCGGCAGTTGTAGTTCCTGTATCAGCAACAATAGATTCCCATAAATTTTGTGATCCTGCACCAGCTAGATCATCTGCAGGTGCCCATTTACTTAATGAAGTACTCCACTTTAATAATTGACCATCAGTAGGAGCATTCGATGTTGTATCTACGTTTCCAATTTGACCAAGAGTAGAATACTCTGTTAAAAGTTTTGCTTGTGTATCTCCAACACCACCTGCAGTAATATTAATATTAACATATGGATTATCATCACCATCTACAGTAAAGAAATATCCAGTATATGTTGCAGCAGAAGGAGTTGATCCTATCGCTGCGTATTCGTTCTTATATTTGATAGTAGTAGGGAAATCAATAGTCCCGTCAGTTCCTTCAAAAGTACTAGTAATACCACCGTTAGAAATAGTGACATCACCTGTTCCATTAGGAGCAAGAACAATATTGCCATTGGAAGAAGAAATTATAGAATTATTATTTACGTCAAGAGCAGAAGTTAACTGTGTATAATCAGAAGGAGTGAACGTTGAACCATTATAACGCAACACATGTCCAACAGCAGGGTTGGCAAGAGTCACCGTTAGGTTAGTTCCATTTCCTAAAGCAGTATATACTTCGCTAAAATTGTCGTTTATCTTGTCACCACCTGCACGAAGAGTGTCACCTGTATTATCGTTTGCAGCAGATCCAAGACCTAGTGTTTGTTTAGCCATCGCTCACTATTTTTTAGTTATTTATGGGGTTTCGGGGTCAACTGGTTCTTCTCCATATAGACTTATGTCAGGAGCAGTCCAGTCATCTGGGACTGAAGTCTCAACAGCAACTGTTGGGTTTTGATATCCAGAACCAACATTACTTACTTCAACACCTGCGACACCTATTAGTGCACGGATGTTTCCATCAAATCCAGATATAGAGTCAACTCTTACATTTGGTCTAGTTGTGTAACCAGATCCACCAGATGTTACTTGAACTCTATCAATAGTTCCAGATACTAAAGTCGCGGATGCTTTAGCATTCTGTCCAAATACAGATCCAAGATAATCAAATGTAATAAGTGAATTAGAAGATTCAATAACAGCAACCTGTCTGTCTTCAGTCTCACCTTGTATATCAATAAAGTCACCAACCTCTATTGGTGGTACAACTTCTGCAGCATCAACGTCTGCCTCAGAACCAACGTATGAGAATGCAACGAATGTTGATCCTACACGAGGAATCTCAGAGAAGATTATTCTAGAACCAACCAATTCAAAACCAACGCCTGGTTCCTGTATAACACCATTGAGTGAAACAATAATATTATTTTCTGGTAAGATTGTAGAAGATTGAACACCATCAGTCAGCGTCAATGAGTAGAACACATCGTCACGTTTCAAGTTGAATGACTGACGTAATGAATCAAACTCAAATGATATATCATCTAACTGTCTTAACTTACCAACATAGAATCCTGTGAATGATGCTCCAAGATCAGGTGCTTCAGTAAACTGAATGTTATCTGAGAATGCTGTATAAGCATTTGCTGAACCTGGTGGTTGTAGAACACCGTTAATGAATATCAACATATGTCCTGCAGGATCTGGGAAGTATGGAGTTCCGTTTGAAATAGTTAACTTGAAGTTAGTTTGTGATCCATCAAATCCTCTGAATGCACGTTCGACACGTCCCTTAAGATCAGTCTTAGTTATGATAGCTGCCTTGTAATTATCCTTACTAAAGATTCCATCTCTACCACTGAATGTTCCTGTTACATTTGTTAGATAGAATCGTTTGTTAACACCAACTTCTTTAATGTCTTGAATTACTGCAGTAGCAGCACCTGCAACATCTAACTTAGTATTGATTACTGCATGTCCTAATGGATTGAGTGGATCAGGAGCAACACCAAAATCACCAACCTGATCACCATTAGTAATATTTCCTGATGCTAAGATGTAGTAAAGAATATTATTATCAAGATCAATTTCAGTAATATAACCAAAGTTGTTAGCGTCAATAATACCATTTGTAATCTTATTAAGTTTATTACCTACTACAAATACATTTTTATTATTCTGAATTGTAATACCAATTCTTGTATGTCCTGCAGATGATATTCTATAACCTATTAATACATCTAATCCTTCATACCTAGTAACATCAATAAACAATTTAGATTGCTCAGGATATATTGTAGCAGTAGTTTCAAATGTACCTATTAATGTTTCAGTATCAACAGTTAATTTACCACCACTATTGTCAGTAACAGCAGCTTGTGCTTTTAAGAATCCAGTTGGAATTGCAGTTTCACCAGAATCATATCCCTTGAATGGAATATTATCTGTGAACTCACCCATAAGATCAGTGATTTGTATCCTATCTTCAATAGCATTAATTTGTGCAGTTGTTGTATTAGTTGCACCAACAACATAATCTAATACTGTCCATGTTCCACCAGTAACTGCAACATCAAGATATTTGAAGTTATCATCTTCATAGAATCCATAAACAATACCTGTAACTGTGCTATCACCTTGTTTCTGAACTACTTCATTCATGAAGTAAGGACCATCAACAATATTAGCATCAATACGGAATCTTTGATATACTTGAACGACTTCACCTTCGTTCATAGTTACTTTTTCTAGTTCAGCATATGAACCACTTTCTAAACCATATAAGTAATCAGCATTGTTTAGACCACCTGCTAATCCAACAGGAATATCAAATGTTCCATAATCTTTAGCAGGAGCAACTATTCCATTTTGAACAATAATGTCAGTATAGTAAGTGCTATTTAATAATTGATTACGGATAATATCTAAACTATATCTTACTAATCTATGAACTGACTCTGGATGATAATTCTGTGCATCACTATCACTAAAGTAAGGTACGAAACCTGACTCTGGAGAAGGATTAAGTAATTGATCTTTTAATGCATCATAAATCCAATTTTCTAATTTATCGATTGTGTATGTCTTAATGTTATACTCTGTATCAGCATAGAATACATCTCCAGATGTAGCAGCATATGGATCAATTAATCCTTTAGTTAACTTTTGACCCCATGCAAATAAACCATCAGATGCATTACCTGCAAAACTAGTTTGACCAGTAGCATTCTTAATTTGTACTTGTTGACGAAGTTGTTGGAAACCGAATGAACATGTAATTGTAATGTATGCTCTATACCATCCTCCACCATAAGGTATAACTCCAGATGCATCTATTGTAAGACCACCTTGAGGTTGGAATATACTACCTGTAGTTCCATTTGTTAAATCAATATCATAGAATGCTTGCTGTCTCTGAGCTGTATCTTCATCAAGAGAAACCATGAAACGTGCTTTAGTATATTCACCTTGCTTCAAGAATACAGAATAAGTAAATTGCTGAGATTCCTGAGTTCCTACTTGTCCAGTATCAAATGTTTCTCCACTAGTATCGAAGGTAACGTTACCAGAGTCAAATGTTTCAAACGCATTCAAACTGTAATTATTAAATACAAAATGTTCTCCAACAGTTGTGGTAGCAACAAGTTTATCAGCACTTAATGCATTATCAGGAGCAGCAGTTACGTCTGCTGATACTGTTAAATTAGTAAGTGTATTTCCACTAGATAAATCTTCTGGATAATTATAACCAACGTTTTGACCTATTAATTGATCTTGAACCTGAGAACTAATTAATCTTGCATTTCTAAGAATTTCTACGTTTGCAGGATGTGTATACCAGTCAAATTTCTTACCAACTCCACCAGTAGTTACAGTTGCAGCACCACCTGTTTGACCTGTAACAGTTTCACCACCAGAGATTGTACCGCTAAGGAATGAACTAATATAAAGATGTCTATCTTTACTATCCCATTCAAGAATCGTAGCATATCCACCACCTGCAGCAGTTACAACTTCACCAACTCTAAACTCTCCAGTTACACTTGTAAGAGTTAATCTATATGCATCTTGCATATGAGATACATCAGTTGTAATAGAATCTTGGATCATATTTCCAAGTAACTCATCTACAAAATCATTATAAATCCACTGACCATTACCAAACTGAGTATTAACAAGATTGTTTAATTCATTCTTATAGTAGTTTGAATTAAACAGTATTTGTTTCATACCACTTCTCATAATCTTTTGACCAGGTGAGAAGAACTCAATTACATGATCAAGAAGATTATTCCATTCTCCAACAACAGCATCTATATCAACTGTTTCTTCTGTATCTCTATATGCAGTGAAACCAGATTGTGTTGAATATGCACCAAATGGTTGACTCTCAAATGCGTTATATACATTATTTCTAATTACTTCACGACCAACTTCTTTAAGTTTTTCCATACCAAATACAGTTGCCATAACCATATCTTCAATTCTATGAAGAGTTCCATCTGCATTGAGATATGTATCTTCAAGTGCCTTAACAGAACTATTATTACCACCAGTTTGTAAGTCAGATATTAATGACTTAACTAGAAGTTCTACATCAGCTTGGAATTCTGTATCTAATAAATTATTACCACCAAATTGGAATCCATAGTATGTTGTAGGACCTGCTTGATATGTAAACTCCTGCACCATATTAGAAGTAACATCTTGTGCAATAAGTTCTCTGTTGAAGTATAGTCTATTACCTGCAGTATCAAAATCTTTTCCAGTAGGTGCAATTATATCATTAACTGTTGTTATTAATGATTCAATATTAGTCTTAACATCTGCACAATCACCGATAACACTAACTGCATCTGTAGCAGTACCACCTGCCCATACGTGAGTGTATTCACCACCTGCTATTACAGATTCTGTATCTGCAGAGTAGAATGTGTGAACATAATCACCACCAGATCTTACAGCACCAGAATTAGCAGAAACAAATGTATGTGCTGATGTATCAGATATAGCACCTTGTCCACCATTTACGTTAATAGTAATTGTTCCTGCTGCTTGATCTGCAGAATCAATATTGATTGCAGTATTATATGCATAGTCAGCACCTGTTCCTGTATTAGCACTAGTAGAACGAGGATATGATTTCTGAACTGTATTACCATCTAATGTGCAAGTAAAGACTAATGATTCAGTAGCAAGTCTAATGCTAGTACCAGCAACTAATCCGTGGTTTACATTGAGTGTCAATACCATTACACCTGTAGTAGGATTGTAAGTAGCATTAGAAACATTATGTAAAACTATTGGACTTGTTCCAACGTTTAACTGAATACTATCTGCTGTAGTTGCAGTAATATCAATAGGTTTGTCATAGAATG